AATTTGTTGTATTACCTGAATTAAAATCGCTTTCAAAATTATCTAAACCTTCTAATCCTGCTATTTTTGCTAACAACGCAGCAGCAGCTTCATTCCATCTAGGATTTTCTGCAATAGATGGAGTACCATCAGCTCGTCTTTCAGTTAACATTTTAGCGTAGAAAGCTGCAAATCTTCCGTCAGTTGCAACATGGCTTTCTCCTGCTTCGATAATAAGACCATCAAGGTCAGATAAAGTAATTGCAGGGTTTAAGTTGTCTTTAACTATTTGTAATTCTTCGTCCCATGCTTTAGTAAAATTCTCAAGCATATACTTTTGTTTTTCTGCTTCGAACTCACCTGAATCATAATCATAAGGCATGGCATAATCTTCCATGAACTGAACTTCTAATTTTGTTTTAATTTTTTCAGGAATTGTAGTAATTGCAAAAGAGGTATCTGTATTAACTCTCTCAGTTAGTATTTTACTTTCCTTAACAAGCTCTTGTGCATTAGTCCATTTTTTAATTGTTTCATTAGCGTTAAGCATTGCACTTTCAAAATAAACATCGTTCTCTTTACCTGTATTAAAGGTAGCTGTTTTTTCAGCTAAAGCTGTTTGCCAGTTCCACTCTTTACTATTTTGGTTTGCTAAATATTCTTTTTGATATTCAAAGACAAAGTTATCAGATGAGTTTGAAGCGTATTGTTTATAAGCTCCGTATCTTGCCCATTCATTTTTAATATCTGGGAAACCTGCTTTGTGTAATTCTCTTGCGTCCTCAAGGGTCATGCCGTTAATAGCATTTGCACCTTCTACAGTTGCTTCAGTAGCTTTCTCTTTTTCTTTTATCTGAACGTACTTTCCTAATGCTTCACTTACTCCAGATAAAGATTTAGCTAACACTTGTGAACTGCTATCTATAATTCTACGACCTGAACCCACATTAACTGAAGGAGTTGTTCCAATACTACTTATTGAACCTGTTGTTATATCTGTATCTATTTTTGCCATTTAGTTTCTATTTAGGAGATTGCCAATTTATTGATGAATTTGTTGCTGTTGCATCTGGTGTTGCAGGAGCACTAGCGTTCATAAACGCCATTGATGAGTTAGCTGCAGCTCCAATTGCATACATTCCAAAATTAGGTTTAGCTGCTAAAGGTAAACTTAAAATTTGATTAGTAAACTGTCTGTTGTAAGCAAGTCTGCTATCTTCAATACTAATAATTACATTCTCGTAATTTGTATCAACAACTCCAAAAGCTCTACCTTCATTTCTTTTCACGTCATTAATTAAATAATCAAAAGAGTTACCTTGAATACCTCTTTCAAATAATTGGACTTTAGCTGATCCTGTTTTCTTTTTAGCTTCTAGCATTAATTTAAATTTCTCACCTGCTGATTTATCGTACTCAACTGATTTCTTTTTCTGTAAAGATATATCTGTGTAGATAGCTTCATTATTAATTCTTTTTGCTGTAGCGAAAGTAGTATCGTTGACACTTTTAGCTTGTGCTTTATCGTTCTTGTACTGAACGTACGCACTTCCAAACTGCATTGCTGCATAAGCATAAGGGTTACACATATTTAAATTTTAATAAATTCATAAAAATCTATTCCTTCTATTTTTGTTTTGTTAATTATTTTAAATCCACACCATTTAATCCAACGTAAATGAACTTCGTTTCGACTATCTATAAAATTCCAAAGAATTGGATATAAGTCTTGCATTTCTTTAACTCTATCTTTGCATTGGCGTGCAAACGGTAAAGCTATTTCTAAAAATCTATTTGTCCCTAATAAAAAAGGTGACCCAACCATGTGGTTTTCTGTAGGACATACACCGTACATCGCTATAAAATTTCCATCTTTAATTATTGATCTGCACATTTTTGCAGTCTTAAAACCCCTAACGACAGGTTTTAAAGGGTGTTCTTTTGTTATAGTTACAACTTCATTAAAATCATCAAGTCGAAGATCATCTATTAATAGTTTACAATCTTTTTCAATGCTTTCTCTTTCTTCAATCATTAAGATATATTTCTAGTCGACAAGATTGAGAATATACCCGTCCATTCTGCCGATAAGAAATTACAAGGTAGGTAACTATTATTTTCAACTGTAATTGTTACGTCTTGATTTCTACATTGAATAGGCACTTTAAAATCTCCACTATCGGGATAAGGCGTACCTAATATAAAACTACTTGAACCTAGTATTTGTCCTGTAAATTTATATACACCTGCTGTTCTTGCTTTAGGTGCTACAGTAACTTCAAAATAACCACTATCACCGTAAATCAAAGCAACCTTTTTAAGTTGTAATCTTCCTGCACTAATAGTTGAACCTGCTCCAGTAGATTTAGTTTCTCTCGCATAGAAAGTAGAAAATTGATATTTAAAATTATACTTCCTACCTACAAAACATGGATAAGCAGAGTGATCTCCTATTGAAGTAATAGTTGTTGAAGTAGGTTGTGCTACAGTTAAATTTCTTCCTTTTTTAGTTACTTGCCAAGATCCGTTATAAACTACTTCCATTGGATTACTTTCAGGATAAGGAGTTGTCCAAGTCGTCAAGTTTGTACCACTTGCATAAACACCTGTAACTGTTGCCTTCCTATCTAGTAAGACAGGAAAGTTTAAATTTGTATCTACTTCGTTGGCTTTTAAATTCATTCTTTCAACGTAAGTACCGTCAGCTCTTTTAATAATTAAATAAGCAAAGTTTTGAATAATATCTATTCCTAAAATAACATCTGTACTTGCAAATGAATACGTAGACCATGATCTTTGTAAAGCTTTTTGGTTTGTATCAAAATAATATTTATAAACAAAAACTTTACTTCTATCTCCATCAGATAAAGCATAAAGAGTTTTTTCTCCTGAAGAACCTTTAAGTGAATAAATATTTGCTGAAATATATCTAGGTAAATTAATTGTCGTATCAGTAGAATCTTTAACTACACCATCACTCGATATATAATATTCTGAAACACCACTATATGAACCTCTATTACTAGCAAAATAAATATTTTGACCTAACCCTATGGGTTTTACTTTGTCAGAAATTTCATACTCTGTTGCTTGGTTAATAGATACAGTTTTAGCTGTAAGTGTTTCCTCTGGTTTTAAAATAAATTGTGATTGATCTGAAAACAAAATCAATTCTTCATTAAACGGTACTGCGTATTTTAAAATACTAACTTTATTGTGTGACATAGAAATATCAACAACATCATCATCTTGTGTAGTAGTTACAGTCGTATAATAAAAATTAAAAAATTCTCCTGCTTTAGAAAAGATTACATTTTCATCAGAACAAAAACCCAATCTGTTTCTGTAGAAAAACATATCATTTACTTTAGTACCTATAAATGATGGATCTGGGTTTGTTTCTGCGTCTCCACATTCTCTACTTTTCCAAGAAGGGTCATCGTAATCTACACCACTAATAGTGTAAGTACCTCCATCACACGGTGTAAATCTAAAATTACCATCTGCTGTTCTAATAAGTACAAAAGGCATGGTAGTTGGAGATATGCTATTATCTAAACCATCTTTAACTGTTTCAACCCAAGCGTTACCGTCCCACTTGACATAATAATTATCAAATTGAGTACCACTATCTCCTGTAATTTCTATTAAAAAATCTGTGTAGCCTTTGTAGGGTAAATCAGAAAAGTTTTGAGTTTTATCTTTTAACATTATTAAACCATCTCCACCTAAACCGTCTGAAACTGCTGCTGTAAATGTTCCTGAATTTTTCTTTACATAGATTACAGATCCGTCTCTAACAACTGTGTACCCAGATAAATTACTATTTAAATCACTTGTTAATTCAGTAGCGATGTTATCTGTAGTAATTGAACTTGCGTTACCTGCGTTTGAATTATCTAATGTTTGAAAACTAGCAACTTCCGTACTATCTATAACAATTTTATAAGTTGTTTTGTATTGACCATTTTTAATAAAGAATAAAGCTTCGTCAGGTCGAGAAGTTGATGCACTTCCTGATTTTGCAATTGTTGTATTCTTATTTATTATGAATGTGTAATCTGCAACAGTAATACAATTAATATCTGTTTGTGGAGTTGTTGTTGTTAAATAACTTGTACCTGAAGGTGAAACTATAGATTTCTCGACCCCTGCCAATGTGTATACTTTAATAGCACCGTTTGTAATTAAAACTTGGTATTCTTCAATTTCACTTCTGTTAATTAAATGTGTTTTAACTGACGTATCTGTTGCTGTACTTAATTTTGCAATATGTTCTGTCGGTGGTCGTTTACCTAATCCAAAGACAACATCAGATAATCCGTTTTCTTGAACTGCTGCTTGGTTAGGTAATCTAACGGTATCGGGTTGTTGTGATATACCGTTTAATAAATTTTGAATTGAAGAACTAACTAATCTAGCCATTGTTAATCTTCTGGTTGAAAGTTGTTTCTATCTAGTGTTCTTGCAACGTCATAGTTATTAAAGATACTGTGATCTCTTGTATCTCCTTCTGCTTCTTTTAAAACAGACAAAGCTTGTAATTCATCGACTTGATGAAATTTATGTAAAAGGTCAGAGGCTAACATTCTATCTTGAAAAAGTCTTGCAGCTCTAACTGTAATATATCTTTTAGCTGCTTCAGGTATTTCTGTAAAATCTAAAAACCATGTAATGTTAACGTAAACAATTGCATCAGTTAAAGTGTATGTATGTTTTTTTCTATCCCATAATTTTCTAGCACGTTCTACGTAGTCACTATTCGCACTAGCACCAGAGGTATCTATTCTTAAACAATTGGAAGGAAGCTCAATCTGATTAGATGAGTTAGGAATTAATTGGTAATCTTGATCTATATTAAAATGCCAGCCAACACTTTGTACTTCTCGACTTACATTATCTAATATTGTTATAGCAATAGCCACATCAGTAGTTGTTGCAGCCGTTATTGTGTTAACAGGAGTTTCTCCTATTGAAGTCATCATAACATTAACTGCTTCTAATTTTGTTGTTGTTGCTGTTGTCATATATGTTTTATTTAAATTTGTGATTGTTCTATTTGAAGTTGTCGACTTCAGGGGTCAATTTCTCGACCCCTAAAATCAGTAAAAACAACGTAAATAAATTACGAAGTTTTGATTTCGAACGCTGCGTCAGGTCTAAGAATACCGTGACCCATAGCATATTTAGCTACAAGTAGAGTACCTTGTCTTCTAACGTC